GTAATGGCGTTCTCCATTACTCGAATTACACCATCTTATAGTCTGCAAGTTAACGGGGAGAGACCTCCATTTTGGAGGTCTCTCCTCAAAAAATTAAAATATAAGGAGCAAATGCAAATGAATACAGATGCAATTACTCCTTATAAAAGAAAATATAAAGACAAACCTCTTAGACTTTTAAATAAAGAATTTTCAAATCATCTGCAAGGGTGGATCAAGTTGCCGAGAAATCAATCGGTGACTATTAATAAGAACCCGTGGATCAAAAGCTTTCAAAAATTATTTAAGGATAAACGTGAACACATATTTGATAACAACAAGTTGAAATTAGTTCCTGCGATTAGAGGTGAAAGAAAAATACGAGATACCGTAGGTACTGTGGCCACAAATGTTACTTATGATGATGGTTTAGGAAATGTTATAAATTTCAATGAATTGCACCCGATGGATGTGGTTAAAATTTTATACAATGTCAATTGTCTCGGGATTGAATTATGGAAATCAGATTACTACACAATTCAAGACTATATAGACAAAGTGAAACACTTAGAGCTGGATGACGATGAGAAGGATGAAGAAGATTTTCTAGATGAAGATGATTTAGATGATAAACTAATAATTAAAATGGTGAAACCTGGAAGGGGAAATTGCACCAGTGAAATTTTGCTAGCTTTGGATAAAATTCTCAAGCGATTTGGTGGATTTGAAGGTTATTATAATTACTTTCTTGAAAATCATTTCAAACACTTTGGGTACTTGGAATGTGTTGATGGATCGTACGATTTCCACAGTGTCAAATTCAATCCATTAAAGGTATGCGGTGTGTGCGGTCGAGTGAATCATTATAACCAATTCAACCGAGGATTGCGCCAGGTACATTATTCATTATCTCATTATAAACAAAAATCAAAAGCCATCAAAGAAGACTTTCTCACAGAGTTTGATGAACACCACAAGCCCACAAACATACCGTGGAGATGTGGTTATTGCTTTTCCGATTTGAATTACGTGGTACTGATTGAGAAGTACATGATGGTCAAATTGATTGAATATGTATGCAATCATTTGTTTGTGTTACAAGGAGATATTGAACAGTTAATGAAAATCGGTTATGGTGACATATACGAGGATTTAGATATCAAAGATAAAGAAGCAATTAAAAGCCACGATGAAATTGTGGTGAATAACTATTTCTATCACAGCCAAAGAAAAATAGTCACAGTCGGACAAGATTTTGATGCAGCAAGTCATCGTGTGATCAACGATGTACTCGGTGGCTGTTACTTTAGACCCACTAGCAAACTAAACAGCATTAAACCTGAATTCATAGCAGAATTGTCAACATTCTCGGAAATAATTGAGAGAACTCTCGTCGGACGAGACATCGTGTGCTTGGGTAATGTGCTTCCTGGCACAAATAGAACAAATGTACACAATTGGTACCACAATCAAACATGGTTTTCAAAGGACCCAGAGGTGATGTGTAGCTCAAAGGGGATATGTGGCCATAATAAAAATTACTTTGTGTATGGAAATGTTGGTATGATGGGACAACCACTTAATAACATTTTAAATATAGTGGAAGGACAACGAGCATTACAGTTTATAACACCAATTATGACTGCCACAAGGACGCTACCAGATAGTACGGGCATGTTCCAAAGAACAGAAGACAACTTGAACTTTTATCTGGATGGAAATCCCGTGCCAATTAACTTCATGACGGACACATATAATGCACTAAATAATTATCAAATTATCAAATGGGACAGAAAATTGTTCTACGTTGTTGAAGTAAAGAAACTGAACCTGACAAGATTAATGACGATAGTTGGACCATTTAATGACACCATAGATTACCCAAGGCTAATGGTTGATAATGAGCGGGGAATCAAAATTCGTATCAGATTACCCGACATAGACAGCTTCATGGGTAAAACCAAAGGGTTAAACTATCAACCAAAAACATTTGAATTAAATGTGAATTTATTCAGATATTTGTGCATGCGGAATCTCAATAGAAAAGTGTCCCACGAAACCCTCAGACCCTATGCAGTAGGGTTTTCAATGAGGCGATTTGTAGTCCACAATAAAGTAATATCAAACCCCACTATAGCCTATGAAGACTTAGACATGCATATTATACTGAGTAGAGTGTGCATGATGAAGCTTAAGAATTGTTTCGAGATAAGCCACAATTATAGTAAAGCGTTGAAATTACTAGGACCATTTAGAAGCATGGTCGGTGATATGGAAAGTGCTTTGACCGCATCCATGATAGGACTAATAGGAGAAATATTGGAGAACACATTAGGGTTAAAATGGGACGCTGTATTAAGTATGTTGGATGGAGCTAGACTACAATCAATGCTAATGGGCGTTGGAAAAGAAGATTTCTGGGAGCACCTGTTGCAATTAACCGAGAACATCACAACAGTACCTCCCAAAATCTTGGACATGGAGCGGCACACAGAAGAGGAAATCACGTTTGCACTGCAGAATTGCATGCATCATTCCATAGAATGTAACCATGTTAGAGTCAAAGCAGACAACAGGTGTTGTTGTTGTAATTTGCCAATAACAGACGAGTTATTCTGCAATGTTGTAAACCCAAACCCAGTCAGTAACGAGCCATATTTCACACCAAATGTCTATGAAGTGGAGCCGGAGAGAGAAGAACAACAAATAGGTAATATTGAAAAAGATAAAATAGTGGACAATTTGGCCAACAGGATAATGTTGGCTATGAGAGACACATCTATAAGAGACCGACGGGTGCAACCAAAGGGGCCGTATAAATTACCACTAGAACAACCACCAGTTACAAAGATAACTCCAGATAACGCAAGAATAACAGAAAAAGCAAATGTTGAAGAATCTAAACCAACTGTAGACATTAAGGTGACCAAATCTAAAACAAGTAGTTTCAAGTCTAAAACCAGCAGCATTGGAGAACCACCCCAAAATGCAGAGGGTTGGCAAAAAGTGTTAAGACGAGGAAAGGAGAAACCCACTGATATAGCTAACGCTATATTAGACAACATAATGGAGAATGCTGAAAGACTCACAATCTCAACAGACAATGTGGAAGCAATTAATATGCTAGGATATGATTTCGTGCGTCATTGTTGTGAAACAGTGCAGTACGAGAATGATTTAAATAATGGTGTGAATGAGATTTATTATTTACCACATTTGCCAACAGGATCATTGATATTACCACGAGATAGTTTTGAGATCATTGATAAAGTTTACATACCAAATTCAGGGCCATTAACATGCGCGTTTGATGCTTATCATTTTAGTACTGAACCAGGAAGCCTACAAGAAATGATTGACATCGTAGGGGCTCAACCACCTTTTAGCACGGAACATTTGAGTTTGTATGCCAAGTGGAGGAAAGATAACATCATGATTTTGGATGACAACCATGTGCATGTTGAAAAACACAATGAAAGTAGCAACACATTTGCTGTGATTCAATTTGAGCATGGAGAAACAAATGCGGATATAGGTCACTTTTTACCAGTGACCATCAAGCGTGTGAAACCAACTCCAATCTACTTCTATCACAGAGATCCCAATGCCATAGTAGAGAGAGATCACATAGTCAAAAACCGGTACGGGAAAATGTATAGTTCTACATGCTTACCGACTTGGAGTCCAAAAGACAATTTAAGTTGTGAGATAACCTATCACAATATAACAGTAGATGTTAGAGTGAGTGAGGCAATAAAACCATTAAAATTAGAGAAAATTGAGAATGAATGGTATTTGACTAATAACCTAGAGACCAGACTTCATTTAATTGACAAGGAGAAAATCCATGCTAAGTTACCAAAAATATTTGAAAAATACATAAGTAAAATAGAGTATGGACTTGCGCTTAAATTACCCAGCAATGAAATTGAAGAATATCGTCATATTGACAAAGAACTCCCAGTAAATTATGAGACTGAATTAGAAGCAGAACTACTCGAGATTCTAAGAGTATTCGCAAGGTTGAGTGAACTAGCTGGTCAAGTGCCATTTAGAGATATTAAACAAACACACCAAGGACATATTAGTAGCTGGTTTGGGAAATCCAAATTCAGCATCCCTGGTGGCAAAACACATAAGATGAAGAAAATGGACGTTGTCATGCTGAAGATCCAAGGAAAATGGATTAAATCCACAATTGTGGGGTTTGATAGAAATAATCCTGTTTTAGATTATGTAGCTGTGTGTGAGCAAAGGGCATCACTGGTAGAGTTAAAAGAATCTATGGGTAGTCAAATCAGAGAGTTAGTTGGTTTATGCCAATCTTATGTAGACCTGAAAACACTTAAATCAAAACTAGCAGAGGCTAAATTTCTCACGGGACCTGCCGGGTTCGGAAAATCAACCAAAATAGGCCAATCAGCCGTACCTGGTGATTTGTGCGTGGCTATGACCACATCAGCAGTTAAGGCATTGCAAGAGAAAGTCACTAGAGGAGTAAAAGTCATGACTCTGGAAAGAGCATTGTATTCACACGCTAAAACGGGTCAGACGCTATTCGTTGATGAAGCAACAATGGTCAATTGGTTATTTTTGGGGCACTTGATCACTGACCAAAGCAGAATTGAATTATTTGGAGCTGAAAATCAAATCGGGAAAAGAGATATGAGCAAAACACCAGGTATTCGCTACAATATAACATTGTCTGATTTCGTTAAACCAGAAAATAAAATAACAGAACATCATACTTATAGAATTGGGGAGCCATTGGTTACCCTATTAAGATCAGTAGAACCAAAATTGATGACGAAAGCATCACACAAAACCACTTACACCATAACAGTACTCGATCCAGCTATGGTTGAAAACATCAATAACATTGTTAAGGATAGAAAACCAGAGGTGATTATCACCCCTTATTCTTACAACCGTAATTTAATAGAACAATTTTTAAAACATGAAAGAGTGCCAGTTGTCACAACTCATGCATACCAAGGGGTTGAGGTTTCAAGATCAATGGTGGTGCTTAAAGCAGATGCTGGTAATAGATGGGATTTAAATGGACATCCAGAATACCTAAATTCTGCATTGACAAGAGCAAAGTACCATGTGGACATTATAATATACGGCAATTATACTGATGTCAAGTCCTTAGAGGACATCATGACTCAGGTGGGTGGAATGGATTATGAATATTTACAATATTTCAATGAAAACATAGAAAGCGCTACAACAGAGATTGCAGAGGTTAACCAATCTAATGAAACAAACAAAGGCGACAAATTGACTCTGAAAACAGGAACCGCACTGCCTGACGTTATTACTATAAACACCATGCATGAACTGAGTGAGGAAATGGTCAACCAACTCAATGAGTTGAACATTTCAATGCAAGGTGCTAAACTAACGTACCAAAAATTGCATGAGGGTACTAGTGTGACAACCCAATTTGCTGGTGCAACAGTGAGCAAAGTAACTAATATTAATGGCATTGTGAATGTAGATGCAAACCCGATAATAAAATCCAAAATTATGCAAAATTTGGACACACCAATAGATGTTCCTGAGTTGATCAAGGAGCAAGTCGATGGGAAGAGTCAATCTATAGAGTGTAAAATGACATTGCGACAAACTAATAAAATCAGAGAATTAACTTGGATTTTGGATAAAACCATAGATCGTGAACTCAAATGCACAATCAATGGCGTTAACATAAAAATGACTAAAACAGCAAGCTGTCCTTTATTCGCGGGTGTAACGTTTGAAACAGACACAGAAAAATTAACCGTATCAAATGGCTGGTACCATGTCACAAACAGAAAAGTAACAATAAACAAGGAGAGGTTCTATCCGGGATTGACACCGATCATAAGATGGTTACAACTAGACATAAAAGAATTAATATTGGACAGTAACACTAACATAGGGTGGTTGCAGGTACTCAAGGGTGACATGGCACATTTTCTATGGCAGCTGAAAGAAAGAGCAACACAAGTACACTTGTGGTTGTTGAACTTCTTGACAGAAACGGACAGCCCAAAGTGTTATTACAACAATATAATCAACACAGCAAAATACAATAAAGCCGCTCGATCCATTAATCAACCAATGGTCACCAACCACCCGTCAGTTGCGGATCACTTAAACTACATCATAAAGAAACAAAGTTGGATCAAGAAACACGACACCTACATACTCACTAATGGTAACCAAGTAATAATTGACATTACCAGCAATGAAGAGGAAGCAAAATGGGAAATTTTTGCTGTAGAATGTCTAGCTGATATGGTCAAAACTGGAACAGGCATGCAAGGAATAGCAGCTGCAGAACTGGACATTCCTGGACTGATGATCCCCTTGCACAAACATTTAGCGCTAGGAACAACAGTACAAACTATCATCAACAATAATCTGTTGAACCTAAATAAACAAACAAGACCAGGAGTGTATGACGTCATAAGACTAGATAAACAAAACTATGCAATGCAAAAGCATTATTTGAAACACCGTTATCCTAGGATGACTATAACATCAGGTAACTATGAGATAATAAATTCTGGAATTGAATTAGCACTAGAGCAAATCTTACTTAACATGAGAGGAGGATTAACTGAGAATAGTACTGGTATTGTAGCTTATTGTGGGTTATGTCCGATATCAATCTGTATGACAGGTAAATACTATATTAAGATTGTGTTACCAGACGTAAACTCAAATATCAGATTCATGTATGACATGCAAAAACCTCAAATAGATTCAATGCTGGATAACTTTAATGCCAAAAGGGACGCAAAGACTGAGTTGTATTGGGATCACGAAACTAAGTGTGAGAGGATCTTAGCAGGAACCAGTATTTACTCACTGACCTTAGAAGAAATACTATATCTACTGGACAAAGCACACTGTATGTATGGGTGGATACCAACCTTTGCTAGAGACACCGACGAGTATGTGTATGACAGACAATTGTATTGCTACGGGTACAGAGGTGGACGGGTGACTAACAAAATAAGGAACGACATAATTGATAAAGTAAATAAAGGTGAACCAATCCTAATCAAATATGACAAGAATGAATACTTAGAGGCAACCGTTGTGACAGAAGTCTTCAACCACAGATTGATTAAATTACAGTTCAAACCGATACCAGTTTGTAACTATATAGACAGACGCTTAGGAACATATATGGATATAAATAATATTATAAAGATTAAGATACCATGGATAGATTTGGACTTATTTAGGGTCCTCAAAGATAGACAAATCATCACCATTAAAGAATTGACAATAAACAAACGGTTCTTAAGAAACATTCTCTTACGTTTAATGACAGGTGATGACACGCCACACGGGGCATTGGAGTACGCCAAAACTTTAGAATCCACCCAGGTAATTACAGAAAAAGGAATAGATGATTTAACAGCCAGCAATCTGTTAGTCACACTCAATACCACATGGTATGCCATTTATATTCATAACAATTATCTAGAGAAATTCAAGACTCTAATACATTACTTAAATTATACAGATGGTAGGCCAGTTGCAGTTTTAATGCTAGAACAAATACTGACTGGTATAGGCAATTTAATGGGAATGGTGTCAGATAAAGTCTCAGACATAGCAGAGCAATTTATAACGTACTTAAACAAGAATTACAATTTGACAAACAAAATGGCAGATTGTATAAGAGAGGCGGAAAAGACCAATTGGACTCCAGAAACCAAACAGGTTTACTTTAACAGATTTTACTTCTCAAAAGATGATGAATTCACGTTACGATCTTGGATGACAGGGGATGATGACAATAATGATGACGATGACGATGCTGGAAAAGACGACGACAACGTGACGGAAGATAACAACGATATTATAACCACCGATTCTACATCACTTCCAAACATTGGATACGAAGGGCCAGGAACGTCCGCTAACGCCGAGGATGTAGGCACAAGTACAACAGAACTTCAAGAATCAAGCACTAGCACAACCACAAACGATAGCGATGATAGAATTAGAAAACTGATGATACAACCTGGAAAACCATATAAAAACACAAGATTACCAATACAAGTCATGCGGTTTGTCGATGAAAAAGGAGCAACCATTATTAGTAGGAAACAAACGATTGGTGTTTTAAAGACTTTGCAATTGTACGGTGATTTCAATGAAGAGCAGTTAATCAAAGCTGCCAAATTAATTGACGAAGACTACATGGTGCATAGGGACTTGTTGCATGCACCCTGGAACCTTAAAACACTATCAGCTAAGGTTGAAGACGCTTTAGGGGTTTCACTGGAAAGGAAATACAATGAAGAGGAACCGTCAAAGTATAATATTCAATTGTACTCTGCATCATCTGGAAGGGATATCAATATAAGTTATAGTGAACATTTCATGATACCCAAAATAATTTGGTTTTACTGGCATGAGACAAGTGTACCAGAACTTATAATGAGATGCATCAATTCTTGGGCAACATTTAATGATAGCTATATGATTGTAGTGCTGACAAAACAGGAATTATCCCAATTAATACCAAAAGAGATAACAGATTATGTGGAGAATACGACACCCCAATTCGCGTCAGACTGGGTAAGAACGTTTGTTTTATCTAGATTTGGAGGGGTTTGGGCCGATGCGAGCATTATATGTACAGGGACAATTGACAGGTTGGTAGAAAGAACTTTGCAAAATACGATTGGATTATTACAGATAAGTCTCGGGAGCAAACAAGTGAAAATCAAAACGAGTGAAAATTGGTTTATCATCTCAAGCACATACAACCCAATTATTACTATGTGGAATAACATTTTGACTGACCTGATGAAAGAAACAAAACCAAGTGGAGAAGGGTGTAGTGTATGGATTAAAAAGAAATACCCCAGTGAATACTCTAAAATAACCAAAACAATGGCTGCCGATAGCGTGGACTATCTAAGATCCTATGTTCTAGAGTCGATTGTTAGCCAAATCACTGGGTTATTCCCAGAAACAATATGTAAAGATGAAGGGCAACTAACAACCTTTGATGATTTACCACATTCGAATTGGGACACCCTACTAGACCAATACACGACGAAAACTAAAAGACCAGATTTAATAATACCTCTAGTAAAAATGATAGATAGTCACAGAATAATCATAACTGACGCCCTTCTAGATGGAATTAAACCGGAAACAGGAAGTTTACTACATGAGATCTATGGTATGGACTTCAATTTGAAATTGCACACCCTACAACAGGTACAAGAAAGACTAAGTAGAGCAATAAAGGAGAATTTTGAACCAGTTAAAAAAGAATTTGAGCTAACTAGAGGTCTCCAGATTTTTAAAACAGAATTCTCGTATGGCATGGCAAAATTAACCAGCATGTTAAATAATTCAATGACTGTTCAGGAAATTCAAATGGTCAGGCCAGCACTGGAATTCTTGGTCAAGAGTGGTTGTCATTTATACATCACAGAGGAAGAGTTAGTGATTATGTTAGGCATGGTACTCGGGAAAATGAAACACATGAAAGATCTACGAGAAGAGACTCAGATTTGGGTGGTTTTAGAACACATCACGGATACTAAACAAATTGATTTAGAGAAGTGGTTTGAAACAAATGAATTAACAACAATGAGATTGAACGTGAGCAATAGACTACCAACCAAGCCTGATTACGTGACACACGGGAACAGAAGAATACCAAAGATAGTATGGTCATATTGGGATAAAACTGAGGTTGCAGAATTCCAGGTAAAAATGATCAATAACTGGTATTATCACAATCAGGATTATCGAATAATTATTCTAAACGAAGATACTTTGTTGAAAATGGTGGGCAAAAACACACACGCATTGTTAATGCGACAAACACCACAATTCAGATCTGATTGGGTTAGGTTATTCATCTTAAGCAATTTTGGTGGAGTATGGGTTGATTTTAGTGGGTTATTCACAAAATCTATACATAACTTAGTTGAGGCGACGGTTAAGAACAGTGCTGGTTATTGTCAGATTTCACTTAACAAAAGGACTGACAAGAAAATTGTCCTGGAAAGCTGGCTCATCATTTGTGTTGAGAATTGTAAAACAATTCAAAGCTGGTTTGATGAAACGAAGGAAATGACAAAGTTCGTAGATCCATCAGGTTACAATGCATTAGAATGGATGACCAGCACATATGGTTCAGAGTATCAACTAGCCAAAGAGTACATCTTGCCAAATTTAAGGACTTATCTTAGGGTGTACATTATCCAAGTGATTGTTAGACTAAGGGTTAAAGACGATCCAGTTATCATTTACAGTGACGAAGCTAATGTGTCCATGTTCCATAATTTATCAGCTAATGCATGGTTGAATTTATGGGATTATGTGGCTACAAAACCAAAAGTTGAGATTGATGTTGGTGTGCCTTTCATAAAGTGGATAGGTATTCAAAGAAGCATCATAATAGAAAATTACAATTGTCATCATCACAATATAACGCCAATAAGTCTCCTAGGAGAAGAGTTGAATTACCCCAGCATCACATACAACGTGATGTCTAACGCAGAATTAACTTTACCAAATAGAGAAGGATCCACAACGAAGAAAACCAACAATATTATAATTAATAAATATACCAATTGTAAGACTTTGTTAATATGTGTAGGAAGTGCCGGTGACGTGTTGCAATTCAAAACGATTTATGAGATAGCCGACAGCGAAGGGCAATCTCCAGTAATCATAACTCATAAAGACCATTCCAAATATTTCGAGAACAAGAAAGCTCATTATTTTGATGTTGAGTCAGAAGAACTAATGGCCTTAGTGAACATTGTGTTGAATGAAGTTGACTTATGGATGGACATTAAAGCTAGCCACCTAGTGAGACAAATTTCAGATGACATTACAGCAATAGCAAGAAATTATGAACAAATAATAGAGAAAGTAATTGTGAACAGTGCAGTGCCAAACTTGACAGAGCTCGGTAAAATGTTACCATGCGACTGGTTGGAAGTTTCGACGTTTACAGATAATGTGGTATTCAATCCAAAGAAAACCACCGGACTTAAAGGTTCTATTTTAAGAGCCAAGGAATGGTTACATCACAATATCATTAAAAGCGAACTTAAGGAGGAAAATGTCAGGTCACTGCGTAAATTTTGTTCAGGGTATCCCTTATTTTACCCATATGTAATGTCAGTGTGTGGACCACTAACAATTTGGAGTATGCCCAGTAATCACAATGAAATGATAATGAGCGAACAAGACGTACTAATTACTTTTGGAAGTTGTGATAACACAATAACCACAAAGAGCAAAATCAAATTAATCGAAAATTTCATAGACTGTGGTTATAGAGTTACATATCACGATAAATATCAAATAGCAGTACCAGGGTCAGTGTTATTCAACGCTATGGAACAATACCCGGGGAAGTTTGGAATCGTGAATAATTACGACTTACGAAGCGTCAAAGGAGGAAAGTTTGTCTTGGTAACACACGGAGGGCACGGAACTATAATGGAAGCATTGTTAACGAATTGTAAGATAATGATCCACCCCATAATAGCGGATCAATTTAGCATTTGTGACACAATGGTGCAACAAAGGATGGCAGTGAAACTGACTGACATAACCAACGTCAACGATTGTAGACAAGCTATAGCAGGTTTGAATAGGTTGATTGACACAACATTGGCAGTGAAACCAGTCATATCAGTGTTCTTCAAACCGTTGATATTTTGGTTGAAACCAGAATACAAAATTGATAGTCCAGATGAAACCTTAAAAATACTTGATGACGCCGAAGTTATGGGTGACTATGATAACGTCGGGAGCGGAATATATAGGATCTTAGATGTAGAACATCAAATACTGTATGACCCTCAAGTGCCAAATAGATGCGTTACCCATAGCTTAGAATATATGTTACAAGGATCAGGACAAGAAAAATATTTAACTTGCAATACAATCGCTGTGATGAGGTTACAACAGCACTCAGTAACGGAGCAAGAGTTAATTGACGGAGTTTTAAGCATGGGAGTTAATGTGATTTTGGTGTACAGCAACGGGACTGGTTTGGTAGTTAAAACAATGAACGGGCCGACAATGTGCTTTTATGTTGATAGAAGTAGAACTCCATGGCATGTGTGCGCAGCTAGGTTGGTAAAACATGGGGAAGTCATAGACTTAATGAAGAGAAATGCCTTCATTAGAGAACTGCCACACAGTATTGACTATGAGATCAATGAGTTGCACAAGAATTTCTCAACTGCGATGTTATGTATACCCAAGTTAATGGCTCAACAATTCGGGAAATCGTTTTTCAAAAATTTCTTAGCTCGTACTAAATCAACGAATCTACAGGTGCTTTCATCTAGAACAGATTTACATGTGGCTTACATAACTATTAAACAGCATTTTGACGCATGGATTGGGGACACCATTTACCCAGACACACCATTAGGAGTGGGATGGGTTATTACCGCACAAGGATGGGTGCTAGCAAACTATTTCATTAAAGATGGCATAATAGTTGTATTCTCAGACGACGGAATACTCGAGCAAACAATCTTGATCAATCTGCATCTACAGTACCCTGTAGAAAGATCAAAATCAGTGATATTGTCAACCAAACAAGAATTGGTTAGTTTGAACAAACCAACTATCATGTACACTACATTAAATCATTGTGTGCCAAGGTCAAGCAACTTAGTTTCCAATTTCCACAAACAAAATATTTTGATAGTGGCTGATTTTGATAACAGAAAACATCATATGTTTGATGAAATGGACATGATTAAAAGAGCAGCAAAAGTGATTTTTCATACGAATAAGCAAATTAAGGTGGAAGATCTAGCTAGCAGTCATAATGCGCCATTAAATAGGATGGTAATCAAACAAGGAAAAGTGTTGTATGAGCATGAGTTCGAAGAGAAAATGAGGCAAAGACAAGTAGTTAAGTTGTTCGGACTTAATGTAATGAGTGAACAACAATGCATTACGGCCTCACCCTTGACAGAAGAACAAATCAATTACATATACAAATATTTTGTCAAGAGTGGTAATAAACTCGTGGCAATTGATAATGAAAGTTACAATGACAAAGAAATTAAACCAAGCGATTGGGTTATAACTCTAATCCAAAATAGCGAAGTAATGTCAAATGATGTAATTAATAACTTAATCAAATTAGTCAAAGAACATTCAATGTGGCACATTTATGATCAACACAATTATGAATTAAGTATGACACAAGCTGGGGATGTGGTAACACTAGAACATGGAGATTTATGGGTTAAATCTTATGGAATCGTTTTGGTGTATGTTCGAGTTGGTGGTCAAAGAGAGAGATTAAGTTGGAAGCTAGACACAGACAGTGCCCAAATAAACAATCCAAAACCAGGAGACTGGTGGGGCTTAGAAACCAAGACACAAACTAAAGTGAACAGCAATTTCAAGAATGTGTTGGCAATAAATGAGTTGAAATACCATGAACCAGAAACATTGTTAGTAGACGGGTCCAATGTAGTAGAGAGTGATGATTTATTAGATATGTACATCCCACCATACCATTATGGGTACACAGGCAGTGTCATCGAACCATTGTTAGATTTCCCAGATAATATAGCAATGCAGTTATGGGAAGATACAGATCAAACCGATTGGCTGTCATTATATGCACCCAGCAACCAATGTCAGCTCAAATCAAGAGAATTACCAGGGAAGATAATCCAAACAGAGAAGATAACTTTAACAAAATGGCCAATACGCAGCAGAGCAGTGTTAACAAAAGTCTGTTTTGAAGAAGGAAGGAGTATTTTGGGTAGAATGAAATCAGTTGCATTTATACGGACTGTGACACCAGACCCTTACAAATTAGTAATGGATATGGCAGACACTTACTTCATCAAAGGTTGGGTTACCAAAGTAAATGAGTTTAGAGCTAAAAGGTTGGTGATTTTACCAGAAGACGTAAAGCGTTGGGTGGAAACTAACAAGGATGCAAAGAGAATAGAGCCTGAGTTATTGGAATTGTTGAGTGGTGAAATATTAGTAAAACCGATGAATGACGTAAATATTCATCTTAAACTAGAGAGTCTGTTAAAAGACAACACGACAATTATGACGAAACAACAACAGGCTAGGATCATTGTTTGGCAACGAAAAGCTGTATGCGCAATATATTCCAATTTATTTGTGAAGGTGAAAGATAGGTTAAAATCTATTTTGCATGACAAAATAATTTACGCAGATGGATTGAGACCAGATGAAATTTCAGCTAGAGTAAGATTATGCAAAGACATAGCTGGTTTCTTTGAAAATGACTTGACAAAACAAGATAGACAAACCGACGCACCGATTATAACCACTGAAATGTACATGTACGACTTGTTAGGAGTTCACCCTAATGTGATAGCCTCCTGGAGAGAGATGCATGAGGTTTGGAGATTTAAATCAAACCATTACTGGGGACAAGGTCAAGGTATGAGGCTAACTGGACAAGCAACTACAGCTATTGGTAATTGCATAACCAATTTGCAAGTGCATCAGGAATTCGTCAAGAAAAATTTCTCAATCTTAGAGTTAGCTTTGTTTTTAGGAGATGATATGTGTATGGTTTTTAGAGAAAAACCGGACACAAAAAATCTAAGGAAAAATATAGCAACTAAGTTCAACATGCAAAGCAAAGATGCATGGTATCGAAATGGAGCAACATTTTGCAGCATGGTCATGAGTCGCACACCAACAGGCGCTGAGCTATGTCCAGATGTGGTTAGACTTAAATTTAGATACGAAGTGACCAATGGAGTGCATGAGGCAAATGCTGAGAACATTCTTATGCGAAAAGCGTCTTACATCATGATGTTAGGTGAAGGCCCAAATGTGAAGGAGACGGTCACAAAATTGAACTTGCCGATTAAACCATTAGTCTGGTATGACTTTGAATCCATGTTAAGGGCGGTTGGAGACAAATATGACATGTCTCATGTGCAGGTGTTAGATGTGTATTATAACTTACTACAAATGCTAAATTCCGAGAAGTTGTATAGGCACACATTTAGACATTTTTCCAACATAGAAGGAAAGTAATGGAAGGAAGGATAATTTTTTGAGGAAGGTGTATAGAACACCCCCCCCCCCCC